GAGGTATACGAGCAGAATAAGCATCTCTACGATGATTATATTCCGACCCGTATGCTGGGTGCATCGAACGACTTTTACAACTTTATGCTGGATTCCTTTTATATTTTCAAGAAGGAGGACGGTGTATCCCTGAAGCGGGCCTGGGCGATGTACAACACCTACAATGACGAGGCAAAGGTGGCGTACCCATACTCACGCCGTGCGTTCCGGGAAGAGCTGATGAACTACTTCGAGGAGTACAAGGAACGCGCGGAGACCGTGAATGGCGAGCGGGTGCGGAGCTACTACAGCGGCTTCAAAGCGGAGAAATTCAAAGAGTTCCTTGACGAACCTGTGAAGGCAGAAGAACCCACTGCCGAGCCGGAAACGTCATGGATCGAGTTCAAGGAGCAGCATTCTCTCTTCAATGATATTTGCAAGGACTGCCCTGCACAGTATGCGACAGACGATGGCATTCCGATGCGAAAATGGGAGAATGTCAAGTCAAAATTGGCCGAACTGGATGCTTCGAGACTGCACTACGTGAAAGTTCCGGAGAATCACATTGTCATCGACTTTGATATTCCAGGGCCGGATGGAAAAAAGAGCTTCGACCGCAACCTGGAAGCTGCCTCCAAATGGCCCCAGACCTATGCGGAGCTGAGCAAATCTGGTGCGGGAATCCACCTGCATTATATTTACGCCGGCGATGCAACGAAGCTGAGCAGGATCTACGACGAGAACATCGAAGTCAAGGTGTTCACGGGAAAGTCCTCTCTGCGGAGAAAACTGTCGAAATGCAATGATATTCCGGTTGCGACCATCAGCAGCGGCCTGCCACTGAAGGGAGAAACGAAAATGGTTGATACAAAGCAGATCCAGGATGAGCGGCACCTGCGTATCCTCATCAAGAAAGCCCTTGCCAAAGAAATCAGCCCCTATACGAAGCCCAGCATTGACTTTATTGCGCACATCATGGACGAAGCCTACGAGGGCAATGTCGTTTACAACGTGGACGACATGCGGAATGCGATCCTGGGCTTTGCCGCCAGCAGCACGAACCAGGCGGACACCTGCCTGAAGATCGTGGCGAAGATGCACTTCAAGTCGAAGGACGATATTCAGCGGGAGGCCCCTGTGGGGGAGGAAACGCCATTGATATTTTTCGACGTGGAGGTGTTCCCGAATCTGCTGCTCGTGAACTGGAAGTTTGCCAAGCAGGAGCCTGTGCACCGCATGGTGAATCCTACGCCGGAGGAGATCGAGAGCCTGACAAAGTATCGGCTGGTCGGCTTCAACAACCGCAAGTACGATAACCATATCCTCTGGGCCCGCATGATCGGGATGTCGGTGGAGCAGATCTATGCGCTGTCCAACCGGATCATCAACGAACACACGGGCTTCTTTGGTGAGGCGTACAACCTGTCCTACACAGATATTTTCGACTTCTCGTCGAAAAAACAGAGCCTTAAGAAGTTTGAGATCGAGCTGGGCATCCACCATCAGGAGCTGGGACTTCCGTGGGATCAGCCGGTGCCGAAGAGCCTGTGGGACAAGGTGGCCGAGTATTGCGACAACGACGTGATCGCGACCGAGACCCTGTTCTACTCGAAAAAGCGTCAGGCAGACTTTGTGGCGCGAGAGATTCTGGCAGACCTTGCCGGGATGACGGTGAACGACACGACAAACTCGCTGACAACACGCATTATTTTCGGCAAGGAAAAGCATCCCCGGCTGGTCTACACCGACCTTGCTACGGGAAAATCCGATGCGATCGTGGAAGTCGAGCCTGATATTTTGACCGACTGCAACATCATCAATGCCTTTCCCGGTTACGAATGGGCCAAGGGCGAGGACGGCAAGTACCACAACATGTTCCGGGGTACAGACCTGGGCATGGGTGGTTATGTCTACGCTGAGCCCGGGATGTACACGAACGTAGCTTTGCTGGACGTTGCGTCGCTGCATCCGCATTCGGCCGTTGCCATGAACTACTTTGGCGAGTACACCAAGCATTTCAACGACCTGATGGATGTACGAATCTACGTCAAGCACGGCGAGTATGAGAAGGCAAAGGGGCTTTTTGGCGGCAAACTGGCAAAGTACCTCGATGATCCGCAGCAGGCAAAGGCTCTGGCGCAGGCATTGAAGATCGCCATCAACTCGGTTTACGGGTTGACCAGTGCAAGCTTCGACAACCCGTTCCGCAACCCTAAGAACGCCAACAACATTGTGGCGCTTCGAGGGGCTTTATTTATGCGCACTTTGCAGGATGAAGTGCAGCAGCGCGGCTTTAAGGTCGCGCACATCAAAACGGATTCGATCAAGATCCCCGATGCGACCCCGGAAATCATTGCGTACTGCATGGATTTTGCAAAAAAGTACGGCTATACATTCGAGCATGAGGCGACCTACGAGCGGATGTGTCTGGTGAACAATGCCGTTTATATTGCAAAATATATGACTGCTGACCGCTGTGAGGCGCTTTACGGCTATATTCCGGGCGACTGCAAGGACGAAGGCGGCGAATGGACGGCTACGGGCACCCAATTCCAGGTGCCGTATGTGTTCAAGACCCTGTTCTCCAAAGAGAAGATCGAGTTCACCGACCTCTGCGAGACAAAGACCGTTTCCAAGGGTGCTATCTATCTCGACAAGAACGAGGATCTGCCCGAAGGCGAACACAATTATATTTTTGTGGGTCGCGTGGGACAGTTCTGCCCGATCATGCCGGGAAAAGGCGGCGCTCTGCTGCTGCGGGAAGCGGGCCTGACGGATGCCGGCGAACGGAAATACGCTTCTGTGACTGGTGCAAAGGACTACCGCTGGCTGGAAAGCGAGGCGGTCTACCAGCTCCAGATGCAGGAGGATATCGACAAAAGATATTTCAACCGGGAAGTCGATGAGGCAGTTGAGGAGATCTCCAAGTATGGCGACTTCAACTGGTTCGTTGGTGACGACGGTGTTGCTCCCTGGACAGCGCCGGATCTTCCCTGGAGTGATGCACAGGAAGAAGCAGCAAGAAATTTTGACGTGAGGTGATATTTTTATGGCATTCAAACTTTATGATAGCTACGGGTATCTCGTTGGCAATATCGTCGATGTGCGTGTTGATGTATATGGCACAAAAGTGACTCTGGATACTGGCCGTAAGCTCCAGTTTGGCAGACATAGTATTTTCTTTGATAATGACCATGACGGCCATATCAGCGAGTGCGGTTTCTACCATATCCCGATGGTAGACAATTGCCGCTATATTACTCAGGCACGGGCGATGCTGAACACAGCACATGCAAAGGGGGCGGCAGCAATGAATGCAGCAGTTATCAAGGATGCAATTTTCGCTCCTCCGGCCACGATCGTTTACTGGTCGGATGGCACCAAGACCGTTGTGAAGTGCAGCGAGAAGGATATTTTCGACCCGGAGAAGGGGCTGGCCATGGCAATCGCAAAGCGTTGCGGCGGCAACAAGGGCAGTTATTACAAGGAAATCCAGCACTGGGTCGAGAAGAGCGGGAAGAAGTATCCCGGGAAGCCTGCTGCCGGTAAAGCTGTCGATCTGGATGTGCTGAAAAAGTATAGTTCGGAGGCAAATAAGGATTTCGAGAAGTTCCTCAGCGCTGCCAAAAGCAACGATCAGTCTGGTGCGCTTCTCCACCTGACAGCACTCGTGGCAGATCTGAAAATTCTGGAAAATGAATTCAACAAGTAAAAAGGAGACTGATATTTATGTACACCAAGCGCCAGAAAGTCAATATTGACGATACCCGTTTCATCTTCACCACCAACTTCAGCGGTGATCCCAGCCGTGATCGCTTTGGCTCGGACAAGCGCCGCGTCAACGTTGTCATTCCCACCATGGAGCTGGTGAATCACCTCATGGATCTCGGCGTGAAGGTTCGTCAGACCAATCCGAATCCCGAGCGTACCTACGACGAGCCGTTCGTTCCGACCTACTTCGTGCCGGTGACGATCAACATGGATTCCAAGTGGCCCCCGCATATCTACTGGGTCACCACTTCCGGCAAGCGCCTGCTCTGCAACATGGACACGATCAGTCAGCTGGACTTTATCCGGGTCAAAAACGTCTGTCTCCAGGCAAACCTTGTCGAGAAGCGGAATGCACCCGGCGAGTACAGCCTGTATGCGGATGTGATGTATGTTGAGCAGGATGCGGATGCTGATCCGTATGCAGAGCGCTATGCCCGGTTTGCAGATCCTGAAGCAGACATGGCAGAGCCGAGCGACCACACCGAAATTCCGTTCTGAGGTGAAGCATATGAAGAAACTGTTTATCAGCGCACCGATGAAAGGCCGCACTGAAACGCAGATCCGGGCAACCATGGAGCAGATGCACCATATTGCTGAGGCTGTGTTTGGCGAGGAGCTGGAGGTGATCCAGACCTATATTCCTGATCCTCCGAGTGGCATGAACCAGGCACTTTGGTGTCTCGGCGAAAGCATTAAGATGCTGTCGGAGGCCGATTACTTTATCGGGATCTACGATGAAGAGAAAGCGTACCGTGGTTGTGCAATCGAGAACCAGGCCGCAAAGACTTACGGCATTCCCAGTTACACCATCAACCTGAACTATGTGGCTCGGGATGTCGTCGAAGCACGGGCGAAAGAGGCTCGTAAGTATAGCTGCTTTGGTTACTAATCAATGATATTTCGAGTGCTGGAGTCAGTCCCTGGTCGAATGCCCAGTCGGTGAGTGCCCACGTCGCAAATGGCGGCTCTAAGGAAACAGCTCGATTTATATTTTTGATGTGCAATTTGGGAGGTTGACAGTATAAAAGTTCTGAGGGTTCGCCCAAAGCATTACCCTGAAGTGATCGACATTGACTGCTCTCTGGAATCGCTCCAGAAAGAGGTGGAAGGCCCGATTCAGGCTGTTTACCCGTGGGACGATGAGGTGGCATTGATTTGCAACGAAGAAGGAAAGCTGCATGATGATTGCATGGAGAAACTCAACCGGACGCTCGACGGCCCTTATGGTATCCCCATTGATATTATCGTTGGAACATTCCTGATTGTAGGCCTCACGGAGGATGATTTCGGTGAGCTTTTGCCGGAGTTCGTCGAGAAGTACGAGAAGATGTTCCATCAGCCGAGAAAATTCGTCACCTATACGGATAGTGAAGGCAAAGCGCATCTCGACGTTGACTATTGTACACCTGAAGAATAAGCACATGAGAGCCCTGGAGAAATCTGGGGCTCTTTTATTTGAGTCATTAGTATGGGCTGTACGGTGGGTTCGATTCCCGCATGACTCACAACCGGGCCAGAGAGCCTGATAATTGAACAACAGAAGGAGTAAGGATTATGAGCAGAGAAAAAGTAAAAGAGATCGTCGATTACATGGTTTCGGAGGGTACACAGAACACCAACTATGGCTGCTGGGCCTTTGATATTCCGGAACTGTGCGACAAGTTCGACCTTCCGCTGGAATGGTTCTATGAGCACAACGATGATATTTGCCGCGAACTCGACAAGCGTGATGAGATTGCTGATTACGAGCAGAACTACGACTGGAACAACCATCCGCTGGATTACGACCTGGTTTATTACACGGACTTCTGTCGTTCTGAGGAGGTGTGATATTTATGGGCGGACTTCGCAGAGTAGATAAGGCTTGCAAAAAATGCGGCGGTATGATGTACCAGGTTCCGTCAAAAAGATTATACTGCGATAAATGTCGAGACACCGTACCGCGTAACATGCCAACGACGGAAGAAAAGGCTAAAAAGCTCACACTGTCAGAAATCATGCGCGAAGCAGACAAGGAGGGCTTGCAATATGCGTCCTACTGCAAAAAGCACGGACTTTACTAAGAAAAAAGAGCTCTGGAAGGTGTTCAGAAAGCACCGGAAAGAGCTCTTTGCTTATACCGTCAGAGGGGAGGGCGAAGATGAGGAAGAGGCGACGATCTCGCTTCTGGCCTACGAGAATCACTGCAAGAAAAGTGCCATTTATGTGACGTTGGAAATGAGGTGAGCGACCTGATGGCAGGTGTAACGCTCTACGACTACCAATTGGATGCGATCAACCGTATGAAAATCGGCTGCATCTTATGCGGAGGCGTAGGAAGCGGAAAATCGAGAACGAGTTTGGCGTTCTATTACAAACTTTATGATGGCAAGGTGAACACAGAGAATTATGTTCGTATGACAGAGCCCCCGGATCTTTACATCATCACAACTGCCCGGAAACGGGATACGGGAGAGTGGGACGAAGAACTGGCCCATTTCTATATGTCTACAGATCCAGAGCATGATATTTACGAGCACAAGGTCGTGGTGGATTCCTGGAACAATATCGGAAAGTACGTTGGCGTAAAGAATGCGTTCTTTATATTTGACGAGCAGCGAGTCGTTGGAAAGGGCGCATGGGTGAAATCTTTCTACAAAATTACGCAAAATAACGAGTGGATTCTGCTCAGCGCCACCCCCGGGGACTGCTGGACGGATTATATCCCGGTGTTCATCGCCAATGGGTTCTATCGAAACAGAACGGACTTCAACAACCAGCATGTGGTATACAGCCAATTCTGCACGAAGTACCCGAAGATCGACCGGTATCTGAATACCCAGCGCTTGGTACGGTTGCGGGAACGGATTCTGGTTGACATGGACTTCGAGCGGCCGACGGTATCGCACCATGAGAATGTATTTGTGGAGTATGACAAGGTGAAGTATCTGTCGATCTGCAAGAACCGGTGGAACCTCTGGGAGAACAAACCAATCGAGACCGCCAGCGAGTTCTGCTATCTGCTGCGGAAGTTGGTGAACGCTGATGCAAGCCGACAAGAAAAAGTGCTGGATATTTGCAAAGGCAGACCTAGGGTCATTATCTTCTATAATTTCGATTATGAGCTTGATATTCTGATGGGTCTGGACTACGGCAAGGATACAGAGGTAGCACAATGGAACGGACACAAGCATCAGCCGCTTCCTGAAGGCGATAGCTGGGTGTATCTGGTGCAGTACAATGCCGGTGCTGAAGGCTGGAACTGCATCAAGACGGACACCATTATATTTTACAGCCAGAACTACTCATATAAGATCATGGAGCAGGCCTCGGGGCGCATTGACCGGCTGAATACACCGTACAAGGATCTGTACTACTACCATCTGAAGAGTAGGAGCGGTATTGATCTGGCAATTTCGAGGGCACTGAACTCGAAGAAAGCGTTTAACGAGAGGAAATTTTATGGAGCAGGTTAACTTTGAAGATGTATTTGCTGACCTGATTCATTCTTTTGAATCTGCGGCAGATAAAATAAAGAAAATCACAGATGAATTGGAGGACGAGGTTTATATGAGAATTGCAAATGACCGGAAAGCTGCCAATGGATTCCGTCCGAGCTATCCGAAATGCAAGATTCCTAAGACCGACATGGCTAACAAAGTTATGCAGGGGCGGATTCATAAACACTGCTAATAGAAAGGATTGATATTTGTGATTAAAGATTCTGGAGATCGCACCGAATTTGAAACTGGTGCAAAGCGTGATATGCACGCAGGGAAGGGGCGGATGGATCTTCTGCCTTGGTATGGCATCATGGAAGTCAGCAAGCACTGCGAGGAGGGCGCACTGAAGTATGGTGAGCACAACGTAGACAAGGGTATTCCGCTGCATTCGCTGCTGGACAGCGCTTCTCGGCATCTGGCAAAGTACATGGTTGGCATGGACGATGAGGATCACCTGCGCGCGGCCTGCTGGAACCTGCTGTGGGCATTGAATCAGCGAGAGACCCATCCGGAACTGGATGATAGGTTTGCGGTAAAGGTTGGGGAGGTTAAGAAAAAGAACTATCAAGTCCTTTGCCCCAATTGTGAGGCTACGATTATTAAAGAGAATGGCCAGATTTGCGATGGGGTAGGATTTCGAAAGGATGTTTCTGGAGAAAAACTTGAATTAAAGTGTTGTTTTTGCAACCATTCGGTGCTTGTTCCCATGAAAGATATTCTGGATGATAGGTTCTCAGTTAAGCAGGAGAAGACCCAGAAAAAACGTCCTTGGATATCGGTTGAGTGTACCAATTGCAATAAACGCCATCCTGTTGCCCCTGAGGGGTGGCTGTACGACATGGATGAAGTTCCTGCGAGCAGTAGAATTTTGAAATGCCCGTTTTGTAATGGGCATTGGGTACATAAATACATCGGCGACCTTGACGGATATGCAGATCCTGACGAAAAGCTCGTTGCTGTTAAATGCGGTGGCTGTAATGCTCATTTTGGGATTCCTGCATCTAACTGGAACAGTATGAAGGAGTGCACAATCCATAACGGTGAGGTTCTGGCACGTTGCCCTCGCTGCGGAAAGGACACTTTTATTTCGGAGGTGAAACCTGATGAGTGACCGAATAAAAATTGTGTGCATGGACTGCGCTTGCAAACGCACAATCGCACTTCATAAATGGAATGAAGCTGAAAGGTATTCAAGGTACTATCCGAACATCCGCTATGCTAAGTGCAAGATTTGCAATGGATACACGATGCATAGATACGACGGAGGTAAGCGCTGATGAATAACTGGATGCGCGAAGTGGACTATGCGACCTACTGTCCGAAGTGCAAGAGCTTCAAGGTGCTGGAGACGGATGAACCCTGCCACGAGTGCCTGACGGAGTGTGCGCGGGAGGGTACGGTGAAGCCTCTGAAGTTCGAGGAAGCAAAGGTGAAAATTAAATGAGAAATATGTCTAAGAAGACACGAAAACTTATTGATCGAAAGGTCGTCCATAAGTATTTCTGGTTCGATTATTTGGAGGGAAGCATATTCTATCACTCAAACCATGTTTGGCCTGCACGTTTGTGGATTGGTGATGCAATCGACCATAATGACGATACTCAGTGTTGGATGTATGTGCCAGCTCATAAAGAATATGTGCAGGCAATTCTGATTGTGAAAAAGGGTGTGCCACTTTCTCCTAAAGTTTCCGAATGGATTAACCGTCGCCGAAAAGAATTTGGATGCAAAAAAGGAGGACTTCGTAAAAATTATGTTGCGCAAAATCGTTGATTTCGTCAAAGAGATATTCTAGACAGAGCCGATGCCGGCAATAGTTAATACTCTGCGGGAGTTGACTATGAAGCCCGTGAAGTTCGATGAGAAGACGCGAAAATAACAGGCTCCTTTATGAGATGATTAGTCTCAGAATTATATTTTGGAGGTAACAAAACTATGATCGTTTTGAACATCAAATGCAAAAATCCGGAGGAAATGGCTAAATTTCGTGATCGCATGTGCGAGGCACTGGTTGGATCACCGGCATTCAAAAATAATGAAATTGCAGTGTGCGACTTTACAGACCTTGATAAGGCGTTTTCGATATTTATCGGCAATTCCAACGACCATGATGTGGAATATGATTTAATAGATAAGGACTTTATGGAACGTTAATACGAGCTAATCATTAACGCGAGAACCGTGGAGAAATCTGCGGCTCTTTATTTTTATCGTTGAAGGAGATGCTTGTATGCAACGTATGAACATCAAATGTTGCCATTGTGGAGACTATACCCCATTTATCACAGAGGAGAACATTGAGGTTATTCCTCAAGTTAATCTCACAAGAACCGATATGAATATTTTGGGCGATATCGCCGAAGCATTGGCGGAATGCGGTTGCTTCGGTGCGTGTGATTTCTTACGCCGGGTTCAGAGCGAAGTAACCCAAATTGTAGAGTATCAGGAGGAACGGTGAACACTAAATGATATTTGCTGAAGAGGATTTGAACTCTTTGAATGCTATTGCTGGACTATTGGCTTCATTCGGGTGTGATAGCCAGGCTGGCTGTGTGCTTTATATTCAGCATAAAATTGCAAAGACCATGGAGGCCGACGAAAGGAAATGCAGAAATGAGAAATATGTCTAAGAAAACCTGGAAACTCCGGGTTTGGAATCACATGACCGAGATGCAGAAGTTGGATATTCTGCTGAAGCATGCTAAGGTTCCGCATACTTATGAACGTCGCTGGCCAGAGATGGACAGACCGGACTGTCAGGAATATCTCCCGGGCGGACGACACGATGGTGGTGAGCAAATTATTGCATATGATGCTGCTGGAAATCGTATCTGGGATGGCATTTGGGGTTGGGGTTCCTATGGCTTTGAGCAGGGGCTTATCGAGGTGATGGGTAGGCAGGCACTTGGCCTTGATGATGTTGAGGGCTGGCTCACGGCTCGTCAGGTTACAAAGATGTGGAGGTGTAGAAATGCTGCGAAAAATCGTTGATTTCGCCCAAAAGATACTCTGGACAGAACCGATGGTTTCGACAGTCAACACGCTGAAAGATTCCATGCGGGACCTTGAGGTGGCCCGGAACCACTTTGAGAACTGCGATCCGGAGTTTATCACGGCTGCTATCTTCGAGCTGAACGCTGCGGAGAGCCGTCTGGATGCGGCGAGGAGGTGTGTGGGGTGAAGCCGTTTTATTATCCGACTTACAAGTGCCGATTTTGCGAGCGGGAATTTAACGATGGGCATCCTTACTGTAATCTCGAAGATGCGAAGAACAATCTGGCCGGTCTGATAGCGTTCCGCCCAATTCATTATTGCGATGGCGGTCATATTGGCATTGGATATTTTACAGGTCTCGAAAGGGTTGATAAGGATGAATGATGTTTGGGAGAAGATCGGCCATATGCTGGGCCATATTCTGGCGGCAACGCTGGTTATTTGTGCATGGCTGATCATTATTGCGTTTACGCTGAAGGTGATCTGGTTCATTTTGTTCCGGATTCTGCTGTGAGGTGCGATATGATTGACTATGAAGAAGTTGTTGAGGCCATATGGAGGTACGACTGTCCTCGAATCGACATTGATGAGGATATTACAACGCTTTATGCGGATGGCAAACCCTTTGCGCAAGTTATTCACAGGGCTGACGGGTCACGCGAGGACTTGTATTTTGAGGATTACGAGCTTCAAGAAGATATCCTGATCAATCCGAACGCTACATTGCGTGATGTGGTCGAGCTTTGCATGAATGGTGACATTAGCTACGCAGATGCTCGTGAATGGTGCATGAAGAATGATATTTCACTTGGGCAGTTCGACAGGTGGCTTTATGGTGCGCTGAGAAAGTCTGATACCTCTGCCCGGGTGGAACCGAAAGAACCGTGGCCATATCGAGTGGTGGCGGGCATAAACCGGGTGCTGGAGATTCTGCTTAACTCGATTTTGGAGGATTTTATATGAGATGTTGTCCGGTATGCTATTCAAAAGTGAGGCCAACTGTATACGGAACAGCGACCACTGGGACAAGCCTGGAAATCAAGTATAAGATTCAGTGTCGGAATTGCGGATTTGGATGCGATAAAGCAGGCAGTGTCATAGTGCAATATGATGAAGAAACGATGAACCCAATAGCAGATGATCATGGCTTACGGAAACTTATTAGAGACTGGGATTCTATTTTGCGAGATCCTGATAGAGAAAGGCTTGCTGATATATGAAGTATACATTTTGGTTTGAATGTACCGACAATGGTGGTGGACATCAGGCTTTTGAAGTCAAAGCAGAGAATAAGCAGGAGGCCATCAAGAAGGGCATGGCGTTTGCAAAGAAACATGCTTCGGGTGATATCTGTGGGGATTGGGAGTGCAAAATGATATCGGAATGGACAACATGAACAACGACTTCGGAGCACTTACGATACTTGCACCTAAATGCCAGAAGTGTCCGAAGGTGGAAACTTGCGACCATAAGCAACTGGCTCATCTCGGATACATTATCCCAATCGAGGATATTGGCATCAGCATAGTGGCCCAAAGAGGTAATGGAAAGAGCCTGCGGCAGCTTGAAATCATTGATGAAAAGGAGAACTAATTATGAAAATTATTGAACCTAAGTACGAAATCCTCACTGATATTTCTGAGGGAGGCATTAAGGAGCTCCAGCAGATCGAGCGGGTGGCCCGGGTCTGCTACAAGAGCGAGGACAAGATCACGCCGGATGGTGAGTCGGCAAAGAAACTGGTGGGCTTTCTGGTGAAGCAGGGGCATGAGGCTATGCTGGAGCATTCGCAGCTGTCCGTGCTGTTTACCTGTGACCGTGGTGTGGCGAACGAGCTGGTGCGGCACCGTATTGCGAGCTTTGCGCAGGAGAGCACTCGGTACTGCAACTACTCGAAGGAGAAGTTTGGCAATGAGCTTACGTTCATCTGGCCGTCCTATATCCGTGGTGAGCAGTATTGCGAACTGAACGATAGCGAGGTTACGATCAAAAGCTCGTTCTTGGAAGCTATGACCTATGCCGAAAAGGACTACAAGCTGATGATCGCAAACAGCATGCGTCCCGAACAGGCCCGTTGTGTGCTGCCGCTGTGCCTGAAGACCGAAATCGTGGTGACGGCCAACTACCGTGAGTGGCGCAACATCTTCAAACTGCGTACTCCTGTGGCGGCCCATCCTCAGATGAGAGAGCTCATGTGCCCGTTGTTGATGGAGCTTCAGAAGAAGATCCCGGTGGTGTTCGATGATATCTACACGTACTGGCCTGCGGATGACCAGACACGGAAAGGAAGTATGGTGAAGTGATGCGAATTGTGCTGCTCGCAAGCATTATTTTACAAGCTATCGCAATTGGAATGTCTTTTGCTGATAACATCGGCGAAGAAAAACAGAGAATCATCAGATATACAGGATGGTTCTTGCTTTTGATTTACATGATATTTGGTTGAGGTGATTAACTATGAAAAATCGTATTATTTGCGTCGTTACATGTATGATGATGCTCGTTGGCTGCCTCGGGTTATGCAGTTGTGGAAACTATAGGGTGTTTGATACGACATTTACCTATTCCTGGGCACAGATTAAGTTGCCCGATGGAACTATTGTTCAAGGCAAAGTGGACAACTGGACTGACTACGAAGGCGATCAGCTGCAAATCACGATTGACGGTACCACATATCTGGTTCATGCAGCAAATGCTATTATGAAAACCTGAGTGGGAAAGGACGCGGTGATAAGAAATGCAGCAAAGAACGTATGATTTTCTCGCTAAGTTGAAGATTCCCATGCTGACCTTTGGTGGGGAGCTGATGGGCGAGGCTGTGGAGATGGTCGTCGATGACTTGAACTCACACCGATTTATGTCCATGAGAGATATCGAGGCATCACTGGCAGATAAATTCAATTGCAGCCCTGGTGTTGCGGATCGCCGGATGCGGTATGCATTGGATATGGCGGAGTATCGCTCTGGTGGGGTTAATATTGAGCTGGAGAATTTGAAGAGTACGTACGATATTAAGGTGCTGTCGCTGAAGAAATTCTTGTATGCGGCGGGGAGAAGTTTGATGACGGAGGTGAGTGTGAGTAATGACCGCGGGTGAATTTAACGAACTGGCCAAGCAGGGGAGAGTATGGGCTAAGATCGTGGCTAATTTTAGTGGTGAATACGGACTGGTTGAGAAAATTTCCGGTTTGACGAACCAGTTTGTTAGGTTTCGGTTCAAAGGTAAGAAGTGCGATACGATCATCTCGCCGGAGAATGTGATGTTTGAGATTGAGGACTAAAGTATGAAACTGGATAAAAATGTTATTTTGGTGAGGCCGCCCTGATTTACTTGACTATGGGCAGAGCACATGATATCCTTGATACATGACGAATAGGAGGTGCTTTTATGGCACGGACGGTAAAATGCCCTGGCTGTGGTGCGGATCTTACGGTGAAAGATGACAACCGGGACTTTATGTTTTGTGAGTTCTGTGGGACGAAGATTCGGCTCGATGACTATCAGGAGACGCATCGGTTTGTGGATGAAGCACGAATTCAGGAGTCCAAGGATGCAAAAGAACTTGAGCTTAAGAAGATGGAGCAGGAGAGATGGCGAACCGAAGACGCTAACAAAACTGCTGCTACTTATTTCAAGTGGCTTGGAATCGTCATTGTGATTTTGGTCATAGCGTATATAATTTGCATGGGCTTAGGTATCGCTTGATGCCCACTTCTGCCCATTTTATTTTTCGCAATTTTTGGAATTTTTCGAGAAAACGTTAAAAAGTACCATTTTCGTGGCCAAAAACCCACTTTGTGGCCAAAAATTTATATAAAAATGGCCACAAAATTTAACGTAATTACGTTAAAAATATGCAGTTTGGCCAAAAACCCACTTTTTTCTTTAACTTACTTAAAAAAATGAAAAAATATATATAGTAATAGAGGATAAAAAACGGGTTTTTGGCCACAGCGAGTTTTTACCCATTTCCACCTTGCAAAAGAGCGCCAAATAGTGTATTCTTAAAGCACCGTGTACGAACGTAGCACTCCTAACATATATGAGGTGAAAAGTTATGGATAAGTACGGTATTGAACATTGGATTACAACTGACCAATATGGAAATGAAGTTGAATGCTTTGCAAATAAATTTGCAGAGGTTCATACGAAACGTCCGATTTGTGTTTGTGGTGAGCCGATGGTGGAAACTCGTGAACTCGAATGGGATTGCCCTAAATGCGGGGCACACCTCGAAGCGGAAGATGTTTCCAGAAGTATCAATCCGGATGATTATATGACCTCTAACCTTGAGCCGGATGAAGACTACGGAGAGTACAAGTATATGGAAGATGACGATGGGAGTCGAGCATTCCTTGCTGGTGCACCGGGATACGAGATTGATTTCTTTCACCTAATTTAATATGACCACGGCATTGCCTCTGCATGAAAATTGCAGGGGCTTTTTCTTTTGCCCTGAAAATTCCTAAAAATTCACATTTTTGCCTAAAAACTCACGCGAGAAAAACATCCCCTTTTATGGGGGGAATAGAATGCGTCTCAGGATGCACTGTTCCTCTTATTTTGGAGGTTGTATCATGCTCGAAAACAAATTCAAGACAGGATTGGTAAGGGAGCTGAAGGAACGCTTTCCTGGCTGCATGGTTGTCCATCTTGATCCAAACGAGATTCAGGGAATTCCTGATCTCTTGGTCCTTTATGGCACAACGTGGGGCGCGTTGGAAGGCAAGAAATCAGCAACTGCATCTCATCGTCCAAATCAGGACTATTACGTTCAGCAGATGGACGAGATGAGTTTTGCTGCCTTTATCTATCCCGAAAACAAGGAGGAAGTTCTTAATGAACTGGCGAGATCATTCGAGGCTCACGGGGAAACATGCCCTCCTCGGAGCAAGTAACTACCATTGGTTGAACTATGACGCAGATAGATTGGCCAATGCAGTTCTTAATTACCAGGCGAAGGAACGGGGAACACGGCTGCACGCATTTGCAGCAGAATGCATTGATCTGAAGCAAAAACTGCCGAAGAACAAGAAAACCCTCAATACCTACGTGAACGATGCCATTGGTTTCCGCATGGATACCGAGCAGGTGCTGTATTACAGCGATAACTGCTTTGGAACCGCGGATGCCATTTCGTTCAACGATGGGTTCCTTCGCATCCACGACTTAAAAACCGGAGCTGTTCCTGCACACATGGAGCAGCTTTTTATTTATGCCGCTCTGTTCTGTCTGGAATACGGATACCACCCGAAAGATATTCGGATGGAGCTCCGTATCTACCAGAACGATGAGGTCTGGGTCGAGAACCCCACTGAAGAGGAAATTGACCCGATCATCGCTAAAATCAAAGAGTTCGACCCGATCATCACTGATATTTTGTTAGGAGTGGCAGCATGAATCCGATTGAAAAAGACCTCCGTTCTTATTTTGGCATTACTTCTGAAAGCAATATTCTGGAGCACTATGGCACCAAGCGGCACTCTGGTCGCTATCCTTGGGGCTCTGGCGACAATCCGTATCAGCATTCCGGTGATTTCCTGTCTCGTGTGGAGGAACTCAAAAAGAAGGGACTCTCGGAGAAAGAGATTCTGGAGACCATCAACAATTCTCTCCCTGATGAGTATAAGATGGGTCTGACTGAGTTCCGTACAGCCCGCCAGAAAGCAGGCCACGACCGCAAGGCATTGGAGTACGATCAAATTCGTGCGCTGAAGGATGACGGTCTTGGCTGGAAGGAAATTGGCGACAAGCTTGGCATGAGCGAGTCCAGCGTGCGGTCTAAGTATAACAATGCTATCGGTGAAAAAGCCAGTCAGGCTGAGAAGATCGCTGCGACTTTGAAAGCAGAAGTCGATAAGAAGGGCATGATTGATATTTCCGAGGGCGCGAATCAGGTCCTCGGCGTGTCGGAAAGCAAGTTGGACGAGGCTGCTTATATTCTGGAAGCGGAATATGGCTATCAGCGCTATGGTGTTGGCATCAGGCAGCCGACCAATGTCCGTCAGCAGACGAACATCACAGTCCTTGCGAAGCCGGAATATGACCAAAAGTATGCTTATCAGCATCAGGATCAGATTGATTCTCTTGGCGATTACCACTCCGATGATGGCGGAGAGACCTTTACGAAGCTTCAGCGCCCCTCCAGTCTGGATTCCAATCGTGTCGCCATTCGTTACGGCGATGAAGGTGGCCTGGATAAGGACGGCGTGATGGAGATTCGCCGTGGTGTTCCTGACCTCGATCTGGGCAAGAGCCATTATGCGCAGGTTCGTATCCTCGTTGACGGAGACCATTATCTGAAGGGTATGGCAGTTTATTCTGATGACCTGCCGGATGGTGTGGACGTTATGTTCAACACCAATAAGCCTTCTGGCACGCCCAAGATGAAGGTCCTTAAGGAAGCAAAAGCTGATCCTGACAACCCGTTTGGCGCAGCTATCAAGGCCAACGGCCAGAGTATGTATATCGGTGATGACGGCAAAGAGCACCTCTCGCCGATCAACAAGCTGAAGGAGGAGGGCGACTGGGACACGATGTCTCGGAATGTCTCTTCTCAGTTCCTTTCCAAGCAGCCCAAGAAGCTGATTGAGAACCAGCTTAACCTTACTGTTGCGGATTATAAAGCCCAATATGATGAAATCATGCGGTATGATAATCCTACGGTCAAAAAGAAACTGCTTAACGATTTTGCTGATACGGTCGAAGGAACGTCCATGACCCTGAAGGCTTCTGCTTTCCCGGGCCAGTCCACGAAGGTTATCCTGCCGATCAATAAGATCAAGGAGACAGAGGCTTATTGCCCCACCTATGAGAATGGCACCAGGCTTGCACTAATCCGTTATCCTCATGCAGGTACCTTTGAGATTCCCATCGTGACCGTCAACAACAAGAATGTCAGCGGCAAGCGGAATCTAGGTGCAATTCAGGACGCAATCGGCATCAATGCAAAGGTTGCAGAGCGGCTTTCGGGTGCAGACTTCGATGGCGACACGGTTATGGCAATCCCTGTTACCGACAAGGTCAACATCAAGTCCACCCGTGCGCTGAAAGCACTGGAAGGATTTGACCCCAAGACAGCTTATGCAGTTCCTGAGGGTAATCCGAACAATGTCAGGCTGATGAAGAAAGAGGAAAAGCAGCGCGAAATGGGCGTGATCTCCAACCTCATCACCGATATGACGTTGCGAGGTGCCGATGAGGACGAGCTTGCACGTGCGGTTAAGCACTCCATGGTCGTTATCGATGCAGAAAAACATAAGCTGGACTACAAGCGCTCTGAGCGTGAAAATGGTATCCCCGAGCTGAAGCAGAAGTGGCAGATTCGTGTGGACGAGGAAGGCGCTACGCACTATGGCGGCGCGTCCACACTCCTGTCTCGCCGTAAGCAGACGGTTCGTGTACCTGAGCGCCGTGGTAGCATCCGAGTCGATAAAGAAACTGGTGAATACATCTACAAAGAAAGTGGACGTACCTTCACTGACCCTAAGACGGGTAAGGAACGTAAGGCCGAGGACACAGTCAGTCTGATCTCCGAAACAAAGGATGCACGTACGCTATCTTCTGGCACCATCCAAGAGAACCTGTATGCGGACTTCTCCAACAAGCTGAAGGCCATGGCCAACCAAGCGCGCAAAGAGGCGGTCAATATGAAGGGCATCCAGCGTAACCCTGAAGCGGCCAAGACCTATGCGCCTGAGGTTGCATCCCTGAAAGAGAAGTACAACAACATGATCGCTAACAAGCCTAAGGAACGCAAAGCAATGCTGATTGCGAATGCTAATATTAAGGCGAAGATTCAGGAACAGGGACTTGATCCTACAATCGACAAGAAAGAAATCAAGAAGATCTCTTCTGTCGAGATGCAACGCGCTCGCGATTCTGTTGGCGCAAGCGGACGCAAGTCCAAGGTCACCTTCACGGACAGAGAATGGGAAGCTGTTCAGGCTGGCGCAATTTCCGACAATATGTTGACGAAATTCCTTAATTCGTCTGATTCTGACGAAATTGTAAAGCGTGCAATGCCGAAAAACGTTACTGTTATGACTTCTGCAAAGATGTCTAAAGCAAACGCAATGTTGCGAAGCGGTTATTCTTATGCTGAAATCGCCAAGGCCTGCGGTGTTCCGGAGTCCACGGTTTACAGCGCGCTCAACAAATAACAATCAATTAAGAAAGAGGCTTTGAATAATGGTTCGATGCTTTCTCACCACCTTTGACAATCCGTACAGTCCGTACGAGGAGTTCGAGAAGTGGTATCAGTATGATATCGAGCACGGCTACAACTCTTCCGGGTTACTTATGAGGATCGCCGAGACTTCATCTCAGTTCACGGACAACGAAAATGCCTATGAAATTGAGAAGGCAATCGATAAGATCGTTACTGCCGACCCGATAAACATCTACAAGAAGCTCAAGATCACCGTGCCCGACGAGGACACGCTCGGCCAAACCGCGTAAACCATAGGGAGGGGGGTCTCAAAATCGACCCCCCCTCTCAAATCGCACCGGTCTTTGATATTTCCCCGGAGGGAAAATTGATATTTGGGCTTTAAGGCTCCGACAGCGAAAGCTGCCGATTATATTTGTGTAAACTCTCGATGCCTGTATCCACAGCAGGTGTTAAGATTTACAGTCATATGGAAAATTGCCGAGGTTCTGGGGTGTAGACCGGGACTTCGGCGGTTTTTGCAAGGGCTCATGGGAGTAGTATCCTCCTATATATTTGGGTTCAGGGCTTTCACGATGTTCAACCTCCATTGGGCATGATCTGCTTTTTCTTCTCCTTTCAAATGAGACAGGCTTAACTGGTACTACTGCGACTCCCATGAACCCTTGCAAAAGCAAAATAAGAATGTGAAACGAGGTTATTGCAATGAAACCTAAGAAGTCTGCTCCGGGCGAAATGTCGGCTGCAACTTCGCGGCCTGCAAGCACCCCGGAAGCGCAAGAAAACTATATGATCAACCTGGCAATGAAGCTGGTTGAGAAACGACTGCTGGAAGGTACGGCATCCAGCGCTGAGACGACCCATTTTCTGAAGCTGGCGACCTCCAAGAACGAGTTGGAGAAAACAAAGCTGGAAGAGGAAAACAAGCTGCTGAGGGCAAAGACTGAGACACTCCAGAATGCAAAGCACTCCGAGGAGATGTACGAGAAGGCCATTGCTGCCATGAAGAAATACAACGGCTTGGGAGAGGATGACGAGTATGACATTAATTGACGTTGCATTTGCCCTGAGCATGGTTGTGATGATTATTTTCGTACCACTATTCTTTGCCGAGTGGGTCGAGAAGCACACTCAGAGTTATGCACTTGAGATATTTGCGCATTTCGGAATGCCTGCGCTACTGTGGTGTGTAATGTTGGTACTATATGAATTGCTGCGTAAGAATGGGGTAGTTGGGTGAAATGCCAATAACGAATATCCAGATGCTATTAGCTGTACTGTGGTTATGCAGTTTTGCAATCTTCATGGTGGCCGTATACTTGGGGGAGCATCCGGAAAATGCTGTAAGTACGACCATGCTGTATGTTCTCGGGGTACTGTCTGGGGTTATTGCACTCTGCGAGATACTGGAGCTGTTTGCATGAAAAGCTACATGGAACTTTGCACCCTGCCGACCTACGAGGAGAGGCTGGAGTATTTACAGCTGCACGGGGAAGTGGGGAGAGATACCTTTGGGTTTGACCGATGGCTGAACCAGGACTTCTACCAATCGAGAGAGTGGCGGCAGTTCAGGGACAGGATCATCGCCCGGGACATGGGATGCGACCTGGGGTGCAAAGACCACCCGATCACAGACTGGGTGCTGCGGGACGGAAAGCCGATTCGACCGAAGATCTCCATCCACCACATAAACCCCATAACAAAAGATGACGTTCTCCAGCACAGTGAAAAGCTGCTTGACCCGGAGAACGCCATTTGTGTTTCGGCGGCAACGCACAAGGCGATCCATTACGGCACCGGTCAAAATAAGAATATGCTGGATGGTGAACGGAAGCCGGGCGACACCTGCCCATGGAGGAAATAAAAATGAGCGCTTATATTTATCACCATGGCATCAAGGGCCAAAAGTGGGGCGTGCGCCGGTTCCAGAACCCGGATGGAACATTGACGAGTGCGGGGAAAGCGCGGAAGCGTGCCATGGATGTAAACAAAAACATGGATGCTGTAAACGAAATTGTAAAAACAATGTCGCGAAAAGACAAAGAACTCCTCAACCTTGATGGGGATGTTTATCAGGAAAGAGCCGAGGATGGGTATGCATACGTAAAACGCTTTGTTGAAAAATCAGGGGATGTGCCTATTTCTTTTTTTGACATCATTGGCGATGAAAAAGGAGTAGCGGTCTCTATTGGAACGAGAGCTGGAAGTAAGTATCGGAACAAGGGCTATTGCTCAAAAGTAGCCGAAAAAGGCATGAAATGGCTGGACGCACATAAAGACGAATACGACCAAATTGTCTGGTGGGCCAGAAAAGATAATGCTGGATCTATAAAAATTGCCGAGAAATCCGGATTTAAGTTGGACGAATCGTCAGTACTCCCTGATGATCCATGGGTTAAGTATCAGTATAAATAAGGAAAAATCAAGATGGAAAGCATCCTGACAAGTGTGAAAAGCTGCTTGACCCGGAGAACGCCATTTGTGTTTCGGCGGCAACGCACAAGGTGATCCATTATGGAACGGGAAAGGGCCCGAAGCTGCCGGACGGAGAAAGAAGACCGGGCGACACCTGCCCATGGAGGAAATGAGTATGTACCAGAAAAAAGCATTTAACCGGAGAGAGCAGGACTACGCCATGGGGCTGCGGCGGAAGCTGGAAGAGGCGGAGGCGATGCTCCAGCACCTTGCACCGAGCCGCGCGAGAAGCCTGGCGCTGACCAAGCTGGACGAGGCACTGCTCTGGGCGAACGTGGGCATTGCGGAAGCAGGACTCCAGCAGGGCTATACGGCTGTACCGCGGAACAGAGGCTTCGACTTTGATAATGCTTTGGCCACGAATGTGGATGGGCAGCAGGTGCGGGCAACACGGGCCGGGGATATCACGTTTGATGGGATGAAGATTGTCCCGCGGATGGATGAGAATCATGCTGTGACCGCACAAAACGCTGCTCCGAGTGCTGAGGGAGACCTCGTTTTGCTGAAGCCTGGTCAAGTGGCGATCGATGCGGGGAAGCTGGCCAAGCTGGTCGAGGAGAGTGCACAGAAAGAAGCGGCCATGGGGAAGGACGGAGCATCCCGTCACCTGGCAGAGCTTGAGCTGATGGCGCAGGCGCACAAGGACTGGTATTATGCCATGATGAGTTACATTATGGGCGACGACAGCGATGCCGAGGAGGAATCAAAATGAATTCGATCCTGACGAGCGTAAAGAAGCTGCTGGGCATTGCCGAGGAGTGCACCGACTTTGATGCGGACATCATCATGTACATCA